AGGAAGCCATCAAGACGCTTGAAGACGACGAGCGAACAGCGCTGCTTGCCGACAGCCGCACTGACACCGCCCGCGCCTATCACGTCGACGTCACCAAGTGGGAGGCGGTAGCCGATGCCCTGGCGCCGAATGGGATACCTGGCGAGATGCTCGCCGATGCGCTTGGACCGATCAACCAGCGACTGGCGTCGTCGTCGCACATGACCGAGTGGCTGCGCGTCGACATCGATGCTGACATGACCATAAACGGAGGCGGCCGGCCCTACAACCTACTGTCAGAGTCAGAGAAGTGGCGCGCAGACGCGATGATTGCCGAAGCGATCAGCCACATATCAGGCGTCAAGCTGCTGGTCCTTGACCGCATGGATGTGCTCGACGTGACCGGCCGCGAAGACATCCTGTTCTGGCTTGATGGCCTTGCCGAAGATGGCGAGATCGAAACCGCACTGCTGTTCGCCACCCTCAAGGCGGTGCCGACCAAGTTGCCGGATACCGTCGGTGCGTTCTGGATCGAAAACGGCGTGATACGGAACCACCAGGCATGACCTACTCCAAGTTCATCCGAAACAAGATCGGCGTCGTCGCGTCCGCTGGCATTGACACGCCATTGCGCGGTTACGATTTGTTCCCGCACCAGCGGGACCTAACCGCATGGGCTCTGCGCCGCGGTCGAGCCGCAATTTTTGCCGACACCGGGCTGGGCAAGATGCGCATGGCCATCGCGTGGGCAGATGCCGTCACGGCGCACTCAGGTAGGCCGGTCATCATCCTGTGTCCGCTGGCCGTCGCTCAGCAGTTCGTTTCAGAGGCCCGGATTATGGGAACCAAAGTAACGCACTGCCGCGAAGCTCAAGACGTGGTGGCCGGCATCAACATTACCAACTACGACCGCATGCACAGGTTCAATATGTCGCAGTTCTCAGGCGTTGCTCTTGACGAGTCGAGCATCATCAAATCGCACGCCAGCCGCACGCTGGCGCTGCTCATAGCCGCATTCCGACACACGCCGTACAAGCTCTGCTGCACGGCGACGCCGAGCCCGAACGACTGGACGGAGTTGGGAACGCATGCGGAATTCCTCGGGGTGCGCAGCCGTGCTGAAATGCTGGCCGAATTCTTCGTCCACGACGGCGGGGATACAAGCGTTTGGCGGCTGAAGGGCCATGCCAGGCAAGTGTTCTGGCGGTGGGTTGCATCGTGGGGAGCCATGATTCGCAGCCCGGCGGATCTTGGCTACGACGCCAGAGCCTACGACCTCCCGCCGCTCAATATCCATCAGCACACGGTCGAAATCGAGCACAACTCTGCGCATGGCTTGTTCGCCATGGAAGCACAGACGCTCACCGAGCGCCGGCAGGCAAGGCGCGACAGCATGGCGCAGCGTGTCAAGGCGTGCGCAGATCTGGTCAATTCAGACAGCGCCCCGTGGATCGTCTGGTGTGACCTTAACGACGAAGGCGACATGCTCGAAAAAGCAATTCCAGGGTCTGTGCAAGTAGCCGGCTCCGACGATAACGACATCAAGGAGGCGAGAATGGTCGGGTTCTCGGCTGGACAACATCGCGTCCTCATCAGCAAGCAGAAGATCTGCGGATGGGGGCTGAATTTCCAGCACTGCGCCAATCAAGCATTCGTCGGCGTCAACGACAGCTACGAGGGCTTCTACCAGGCCATCCGCCGATCATGGCGATTCGGCCAAAAGCGCCCGGTTCATATCCATGTATTCGCCAGCAACCAGGATGGATCCGTCGTCGCCAACATCAAGCGCAAGCAGGATGCGGCGCAGGACATGGCAGCCAAGATGGCTTCTGAAACACTTGCCGCCGTCCGTGATTCGGTTCTTGGAGCGCGCAAGAACACAAACGAGTACGCCGCCGGCAATCGCGTATCCATCCCTGCATTCTTGGCGACATCAGCATGAGCCAGACCAGAACACAGAGCGCCGTTGAGTCGGCGGCAAATGTGGCGATCGGTTACACGGTATCGCTTATTGCCAACGCGGCGATACTGCCGGCCTTCGGCATCGCCATAAGCCTGTCCGACAACATGGCGATTGGCGCAATTTACACGGCAATCAGCATCGCCCGCAGCTATTGCGTGCGGCGCGCCTTCAACAGCATCCAATGGAGAAAATCGCATGAACTGCATTGACCAAGCATCCGGCGAAGGATGGACCATCATCAACGGCGATTGCGTCGAGACGCTCGCCGGGCTGCCGGCCAGATCGATTGATTACAGCATCTTCAGCCCGCCATTCGCCAGCCTGTACACGTACAGCAACAGCCCTAGAGACATGGGCAACTGCCGAACGACAGAAGAATTTTTCGAGCACTTCGGGTTCATGGTCCGTGAGCTGCTGCGCGTCATGAAACCCGGCCGGAACGTTTCGTTCCACTGCATGCAGTTCCCTGCGAGCAAGGAACGGGACGGCTACGTCGGTCTGAAAGATTTCCGAGGCGACATGATCCGAGCGTTTCAGGCACAAGGGTTTATCTTCCACTCCGAAGTGGTCATCTGGAAAGATCCTGTCACTCAGATGCAGCGCACCAAGGCCATCGGGCTGCTGCACAAGTCGGTGCGCGATAATGCGTCGATGTGCCGGCAAGGTCTGCCGGACTACCTGATCACCGTGCGCGCACCAGGCCAGCAAGATGAGCGCGTGACGCATACGCCAGACAACTACCCGGTGAGCTACTGGCAGAAGATCGCAAGCCCTGTATGGATGGACATCAACCCATCAGACACGCTGCAGTATCAGTCTGCTCGCGAGCATGCCGACGAGAGGCACATCTGCCCGCTGCAGCTTGAGGTCATCAGGCGCGGCATCGAGCTATGGACCAACCCTGGCGATGTCGTTCTGTCCCCGTTCGCAGGAATCGGGAGCGAAGGGCATGTGGCGGTGCAGATGGGGAGGAAGTTCGTCGGCATCGAGCTGAAGTCAAGCTACTACCAACAGGCAGTTCGAAATCTTGAGAACGCTCTCCGGATGACCGGCGACTTGTTAGCGGAGCTTGAAAATGCAAGCTGAACCTCGATTCCTGACGAAAGCAGAAGATGCCTTGCTTCGCCTGCGCTACCCGAACACCAGCACGAAAGTACTGGCAGCCGAAATGGGTCTGACCACAGACCAAGTCTCGAACTACGCCAAGGGGAGAAAGCTCTACAAGTCGGATACGTACAAAGAGGCTGAGAAGGCCAAGACAATGGCCAGACTATCTGCCGACAAGCGAGCCGCGGCGCAGCGCAGGCTGGCCATGTCGGCAAAGGACACGGCTATCGCCATGCGCATCCAGGCAACCCCTGCCGGAGAATCCAGAAAGACAGCACACGGCACCGCCTACAGCAATGGTGTAGTCACCGTGCACGTGATGCGATGAAAAAGACAAGGGTCACTACCGGCCGCCGCCAATGGACCGCCGACGAGCACGCAGATCTGTGGCGCCTGAAGTGCGAAGGCGTTCAGCTATCGGAGATAGCAAGGCGTCTAGGTAGGGATCTGTCATCGTGCTTTGGTCGTCTTAAGAAAACAGACGACAGCGGCTCAGTACATGAGCACTCACAGACCGGGCGCGATGCGATGGACTCCAGGAATGGACGCCAGGGTTCTTGAGTTGCGAGAGGCCGGCATGACAAACAATCAAGTCGGCGAGATGATTGGCCTGCGAGGCACGCAGGTGGCGTCGCGCGTCCGCGAGCTTCGCGCATTGTCGGCGGCATCGTCGACGGGCAACTTAGAGTCAAGGTCAGCGTCCGATATTGCTCGCGGCCCGGCTGTTCGACGGTGCCTGATGTGCGGCCATGAGTTCGGATCGTCGAGCGCCAACAACCGGCGATGCGTTCCGTGCAACAGACGTGCCGAGAGTTTTGACAGCCCGTTCAACCCTGGAATTGTGGGGGTGATTTGATGACCAGAAGGAAACCATTTAGGCGGCGCCAACAAAATGGGAGCGTTGATGGAGTCGATTGACGAGTACTCATATCCTGGCTGGAGCCCAGCGGACTTCCAAACTCAGCAGCAGTGCCAAGGAATGACGATGGTGGAACGGACTAGATGACTACACGCGTTTGCGACAACTGCCGTATGGAGTACAAAATACCAGACGACCAGCGACATGACTGGTCGCCGTGTTGTTCAATTGGGTGCAATGGCGCATCACGGTTACGGGAACTAGGATGGACCATTGAGCAATCGTTCCAAGTAATGAATAGGGGATGCGTTGCAAAGATGGTTCGCAACGTATTTGACATGCACGAGTTCGAGCTCTGTCTGAAAAAGCTGGCAAATGATGAGGTAGATCGGCTTCAGCGGCTACTCGACACTTTTAGTGTCTGAAATCGCAGCCCCGATCAGACCAACCACCAGCAACCCAACGGTCACAATCGCATCCTGCTGTTCAGGAGACAGCACCGCGCCGCAGGCGGTGGCGATCAGAACAATCCCGCGCCAGGTAGACGCCTCCTTCGCTCTGGCGATAAGGTATTCGACTACCATTTGAAGTGATCCTTCGCCCACATCGCAGCGCCGAATGCGGCGGCAACAATCGGGATGATGACCTTGAACGCAGTCACCATCATCTTGCTGCCACGCCACAGAATTACCAGCTCAGCGATGGCCGCCTTGGTTTCGATCTCAGCCGCTAAGTGCCCGATTATCAAATCGTGCGTCTCTCTCGACAAGGTCTCGATATTCTCAAGCTTCCCGTGCAGCACGGCTGCCTCTGACTGCCACGACCGGCGCTCTTCGCCTCCATACGCGCGCTCTGTCATTACTCGGCGTCCAGCAGGAAAACTACCGGGGACGCCGCCTTGGTCCTGAAGAGGTAGCTGTCACCGGCCGTCATGCCGGTAGTGGTGATCGAAATTGCCGTAGCCTTGACGCCAACACTGCTCGCTGACACGGCTGTAATCGTCGACCCGAGAGGGTAGACCTCGAACGATCCAGCCGCGCCTGACAGAAGCGACACAGACGGAGCGGAAACCATCGCCGGGTATTCGATTGTCGCGAATGCGGCAACTGTTGAAGCGGCACAGGCCACGCCAACCGCATCGATTGAGTCGTATGGAATGGCTTGCACATACCTCTGGCAGCGCATCTTTTCGGCGCTCAAGTCGATAGGACGGAAACGCGACGGAGCGCTTGATAGCTCGTATTTGACGCCAACGATCGTTGCGTCCCAAGCCTCTGTCTCAGACGAATTCCCAAGCACAAATATCGTCTTCGGATCTGTCCCGATGGTTTTCCCTACCATCGTTGGAGCGCGAAGAACTGCGGTAGTTTTCCAAACGTTATCCGCGCTTTCGGCAAACTCCATGAGCGCGGCAGTTTGGGCAAGCGCGCTGCCGCCGCCGCCATAATCGAACTGGATGCCTGCGCGCAGCCCGGCGCTTGGCACGTCGCCTATTCCCCAAACCTGGATGGATACATAGGAGTCGGCAATCATGGTCATTTCCGACGTGCCGAACCACTGCTGAACAAGCGCTGATGAGTTGTCAGCCGTGGCTGATATTTCCATGCCGAACTGCGGATGAAAAGGAAATAGCAGAGATTCTGCGGGCGTCAGGGCGCGTTGCGTAACGGTGACAGTGGCCCCGGACGGCTGAAATTTCCATCCGTCTGCCGTGTTCGTGTTCGCCGTGAACCCTGTGAAACTGGTCCCCCTTGACCAGAAATCGAACGTCCCGTTTCGGACAATATTCGTGTTTGACGCCAGGGCATCGGCATATGTTTTCCCGACTCCAGGAGATCGCCTAGTCGATCCTGTAACGATTGATGTGGCCGCTGGAAATAGCGTCGATCCATCGTATTCGCCAGCGGTGTAAATCCAAACGTGATCATTGCCGACCGGCATGATTTTCAGGTACCCCAATGCGCGGTCGACGCCATCAACAACTACGCGATATGCCTTGCTTACAAGGTCGCTAGCGGCATAAACGGCAGCCGGATCGTCTTCGAACAGGATGATTTCATTCTCGACACCAAGCGCAGTTGGGGCGAAATCACGCAAGAAGACGTAGACGAAAAGCCGCCCGCCGGTTATATACGCGTAGACCGGGTTTGACAGGATCGCGATACCGGAGTCAACCGGAGTTGTCCATGTCGTCATGTTCACCGACGTGGAAACAAACAGGTTGGCTCCTGTGCGGATGAACATCAGCCACTTGTTCTCGTTGTTGACCCTGACAACGGACGCCTCGGTGTACGATGCAGACGAGGTAACTGCTGAAGACGACCATGTTGCCCCGTTGTTTATCGTGGTAAGGGCATAGATGATCCCGCCGGTGTAGCTGTAGACCACAAACCCCGTCGTATCGTGCCCGCCGACCGCCGCTGGATACGGAAGCATATCGCCGTAAACGAATGACCCGCTGCCATCGGCAATGACTCCGACAATCGCATCCCATGTGGCGCCGTCATCGTCGGAATAAACAAAATCGTTACGGTAGGTGCTGATGGCCCCGCCGCGCATGGACACCAGCGCGCCAATCCTGCCGCTGCCCATGACCCCAGCCTTTGCATCAGCCACATCGCATCCGTCGACGGAGTAAATCGTTTTTTCCCCAACCCATGATGCCCCGCGATCTTCCGAGAACATGATGTTCAGAGGTGAAGATTCCGACGTGTCATGCCTGTATCCGGCATCAAGGAACGCGATCATGACCCCGTCGGCTGGGTTGTAGACGGCGCTTGCGCTCCAATAATGCATGGCCCCGTCGCCGATAGCCACCCGAGATGACCCGTCCATCGGGTTGTCCAGTCGCTTGGCGCGCATCGCCGTCTTGACCGAACCGACGACGAAACTACCGTTGTGATACCTGGCGCCAGTCGGGATCGCCGCGACCGAATAGGCGAACCCATCAAGGTCGACATGGTGTCCAGGGTACGCCGCCTCAAGCAGCGCGAAGGCCGCGCTGTCGTCGGCAACGCCGTTGCCTTCGGCTCCGAAGTCCTTGACGCTGACACGCTCGCCCATCTTGCTCATGGCCGAACGCTCGACGGCGCCAGTCCCGGACTGCATGAACGTGCCAAGGTCGTAGACGGCGGCCGTCGCTTCGATTGCCGTGCCGGCAAGGTTCCATCGCAGGTATTCCCCGGCTCCTGGCGATTCGATTGTGATGCCAGACAGACCGGACCCGATCGACACCGCCGGGGATCGCCCGACGATCTCGGCAAGTTGCTGGATCTGGATTGTCGCCCGGTCCATGGCGTTGTTGATTACCGTCGGGTAAAACCCCCCTTGGTTGGTCAAGTCCATGGTTTGCGTGATCGGGATGTTGGTGCGGATCGTCAGCGAGTTCCCCACTGGCAGCGCATCTGGCAGCGTGATCGTTCCGCCTGGCGTTGCATTCTGGTCGGCATTCAGCGCGACCGTGTAATTCGTCGTCAGCGCCAGCGTTTCTTCGTTGTCATCGGAATCGATTTCTGTGACAAGCAGATCAGATGTCGAAAACACCTTGAACGAGAACGGGAAGGAAACCGTGACACCGTTCCCGGCATATGGCCCGGCCTTTCGGCTGGTGCTTGAAATGGTCATGCGCGGCCTCCTGATGAGTAGCCGACAGGGTATTGTTTTGCCATGGCGATACGCGCAGCGTTATCGCCCACGACTCTCCGGGCTCGCTGCGCCAGTGACAACGCCACGAGTGAAATCGATATCCCCGGTGGGATCTGTTTTTCCTTGCGCAACACCGGACACGTATCCAACCGGGCGGGCCAAGGCATGCGCCGGCAGCCCGGTAGCGATGGAGATCAGCGTCGAAACGTCGCGCACCGCGCGCTGTGCATCGCCCTCCCCCTTCACCGCCTTGTAGAGATCGAACGGCACGCCTGCGCCGGCTTCCATAGCACCAACAGCCGGCGCAACGCTCATCCGGTCATCAACCGGGTTGCCGTTGAACCGGGCGATGGCACTGTTTGCGGCCGCCCCAACGACAGGGACCATGGCCGTAATGTTCCGCATCGGGCCATAGACGAACAGCGCCATCAGCCAGTCATCCAGGTATTCACCGTCCTTGTCGTCGTCGCCAGGGCCTCCCTTGAACATCTGCGCGACGGCCTCGGCAACCAAGGCCGGGGCGTAAAAGCCGAGCAGCAGGATATAAGCCATACGTCCAGCACCCTTCTTCAGCCCGGCCTCTTGCATTACCTTCCCGATCTCGCTGCCGAGCAGGTTCGCCTGCATGTTGAAATAGCCGGCGAACTGCGTGAACAGCCTGGCATAGGCCGGACCGGATTCGATTCTGCTGATGTCCTCCGGCAGCGAGCTTCCTTGTGTCTGCCGGATGACAGAATCTGCCAGCCTGGCTGCATCCTTCGGGTTGAACTTTTCCTCCATCGCCTCGTTGTATGCCCCCATCCAGATGATCGGCCCCATGACGTTATCAACCGCTTGCTGAAGGAAGAACGAATGCCGTTTCGTCCATTCCTGAGCCCGTTCGTACAGCGTCGGATCGATCATGATGCTTTCGATCTCGCCAAGCATCGCATGCACCTCGCCATCCATCCGGTGCGCCATGTA